TACAAGCTGTTACAGGGACAATGGCGTTACAAGGTGATGTCATTGGTATTGGTCAAACATGGCAAAACTTAAGCGCAAGTAGGGCGGCTGCAGCAACATACACAAATAGTTCAGGCAGGCCGATTACTGTTTTTATTGTGGGCGGCAGTTCGTCAACTAACTTTATATCTCTTAACGGAACCAATACGCAAACATTTGCGGCATTTGTTCCAGTGACATTTATAGTTCCAAATGGAAATACATACAGTATTGCCAGCGTAAACAGCAGCGTATTTTGGCTTGAGCTTCGTTAAGGATAAATCATGAAACTGTTTAAAGATTTCAATAACAACATTTACGCTTATGAGCTTGATGGCTCACAAGACGATTTGATTGGCGACAAAATATCAATCACTGATGCTGAAGCTGATGTTATTCGTGCCGAACAACAAGCGGCACGGCCTTACACACAAAAACGTGCCGATGAATACCCATCAATTCCAGACCAGTTTGATTTGCTTTATCACGGCGGCATGGACGCATGGAAAGCCGCAATTCAAACAGTCAAAGATAAATACCCAAAGGCTTAATCATGTCAATACTTGTTTTAACTTCTGACACGCTATCAAGTCCTGCCGCCGCAGGGCAGATTGAATACACAAGCCCCATCTTTGCGGCTACACCTATCGGCACACAGCGAGGCATTGTTCCGACTCAGCAGTACTACAGACTGGATTCTGCTTATGCAGGCTCAAATGCAACTGGCGCACAAAGTGCATTTGGTGTTGGTGTAACTTTGGTTGGATCAACTGTATATGAGTTTGAATTAGTTGCGTTGTTTTCTAAAACAGCCGGTGCAACAAGTCACACTTTCTCTTTTTTGTTTGGTGGTACAGCAACAATAAATAACATTGGCTATTTTGTGTTCAACAACGTATCAACCATAGGGGCTGCGGCTCAAGGTATTTCTGGGCAAGGCACATACGGTTTTGTTCAGGTGGCAACCTCTACAACCATTGCATCCGCTGTTGCTTCAGCTACGCTTACACAAGTAACGACAATCAAAGGCACAGTATCAATTAACGCTGGCGGCACGTTCATTCCGCAATACACGCTGTCAGCCGCACCGGGCGGTGCGTATTCAACAGCCGCTGGCAGCTACATCCGAATCAATCCGCTTTCCGCATCTGGCGCAGCGACTAACGTGGGAACATGGAGTTAATTATGACTACAAGACGAAACTTTTTTCCTGATTACGATTACTTGCATTCTGTCTTTGAAATAAAAGATGGACTGCTGTACAACAAAGTGCAAAGAAGTAGCAGGGTAAAAGTTGGAGAATTGGCGGGTTCTAATAGCGGCGCATACAGATTGGTATTTTTGAGCGCCATACCTTGGCAAGTGCATCGCATATTGTTTTTTATGGTTCACAAATTCAGTCCAATTACAATTGACCACATTGATGGCAACAAGCAAAATAACCACATTAACAATTTGAGAGCCGCTACATCAAGACAAAATTGTTTTAATAAAACTTTGACAAAAGCAAACAAATCTGGAGTTAAAGGTGTATCGTGGGCAAAAAAATCAAATAAATGGGATGCTTGTATTTCGATAAACGGAAAAAATAAGAATCTTGGTTATTTTGCAGACTTGGAAGATGCTAAAGATTTTGTTAAATTGGCAAGAGATATGTCGCATCAAGATTTTGCAAATCACGGATAAAAGGAGAATATATTTTGTCTACAGTAATTGATGGTTCAGCAGGTATCACAACAAACGCTGGTGGGTCTGTAAACCCATCAACCAACATAGATGGTATCAACTACTCATGTCGTGCTTGGGCTAAATGGAGTGGAGTTACAACAGTAACAGTTAATGGCTCTGCGAACATAAGTTCAATAACCAGAGCAAGCACGGGAACTTATACGGTTAACTTTACAACTGCAATATCTGATGCAAATTATTCAATAGGCAGTTCAATTGGAACTGGGGATAATAATAACCCTTACATGATGAACATTACCGCATCACCAACCACTTCAGCTTTTAGTCTTACAGTAAATAGGGCTGGATTAACTGGTTTATACGACTCTTCTTTAATATGTATTTCAGTTTTTAGATAAGGGAAATCATGACACAAGTAATTGTTTACACAAATGAATTAGGCGGTGTTTCAGTTTGTACGCCAACTGGAGAAGTGTCCATTGAAGAAGTAAAAATTAAAGACACGCCAGAAAATTCAATTATTGTTGACCAAGAATCTTTGCCAAATGAACACGGTATATTTTTTAATGCTTGGCAGTTGGATGGAAGCGTAGTGTCTATAAATTTGAACAAAGCTAAAACAATTGCTCACGATATTCGCCGTGAAGCTCGGTCTACTGAATTTGCGCCATTGGATATTAAGGCAACCATTCCATCTGAAGCAACAGCGGCAGAAGCTGCAAGGCAAGTTGTGCGTGACAAGTATGCCGCAATGCAAACAGCGATTGACGCAGCTTCAACAGTTGATGAAATCAAAGCAGCAATGCCGCAAGGTTAAAAATTGATCCGATCAGTCTACTCTTTGCCGCCAATGCTTGTGTTGCAGCAATCAAAGAAGGCTGTGAGCTTTACAAGCAGGTCAAGACTTCCTTTATGGAGGTCAAGTCTACTGTTGACGAAGCCGCCAAGGTATATAAGGAAGTTACTGGATTTTGGAGTAACTTTAGTAACTTCTTCAAGCCTAAGAACAAGCCAGCAACAGTTGCCGCCACCCCGTCCAAGCCTCTGGCGAAAAAGAAAGAGAAGTTTGTCGCTGTTGATGAGACTCAAGTCAAAGTCAATATTGTCAAACAACTCACTGAATTCTTCAAGATTCAAGAACAACTTGCTGCCCACATAAGGGAAGAAGAAGAAAAGTCTAGAAGCGTTTACGACCCTGACCAAAATCACATGGAAGCCGCCCTAAACAGGGTTATGGCTCAACAGCAAATGGCTGAGTTGGTGGTTCAGATTCGTGAATGTATGGTGTATCAAAGCCCCCCAGAGATGGGTGCTTTGTACTCTGAAGTGTTTGAGATGCGAGAAGTCATACAAGAGGAGCAAGAACAAGCCAGACTGAAGCAGGAAGCAAAGGAAAGGTACAAGGAATGGCTACGCAAGGAAAGGCAAAGAAACTTCCAAGCAAAGTCGGCGTACCTAGTCGTAACAGGAATATTCCTCCTGTATATATGGATGTGGCTGATATTCGTAAGCCAGTGGAGGAAGACATAGTGGGATGGATTGCTGCTTGCTTGCTAATTGCCTTGTTGTTGCCACTGATGGGGTTTCTTTATCTTGACATCTTGGACGCTAAGAATGAGGTTAAGTCTCAGGTTGAAAAAGTTGAAAAAATGCGGCAGAAGATTGAGCAAAAGGAAAGGGAGAAAGATAAATGAACATCTACTGTATTTGGGGGCTGTCAATCTTGTTGGTGCTGCTGACAGGCTGCGAAGACCGTTTTAGATACCCTTGCCAAGACCCTAAGAACTGGCAAAATGCTGAGTGCAAGCCCCCTATCTGCACCGCTACAAGCACTTGCCCTGAAATGCTTGTTAAACCCGAACAGGAGAAGAAATAATGGCGTTCCACACCCGTCTTACCCCTGATGAGATTGAAGCCCGTGTATGGGCCTTTGTGATTGTTTCTTTGGTGCTGATCCTTTTGGGGTCAATGGCGATGTTTCTCTATTCGGTCAGCTTCGTTACCCAACCAATGAGTGGCCTTGCGCCCATCGACAAGATATACACCCAGCAGATCAGCACAATCATGGTGTTTGTCTCAGGCGTACTGGGCGGTGTTGCCGGTAGATCCGGTGTTAAAGCGGTTGCAAAGGCTGTTGCCAAGGCAGAAGCCACCGATTATGACGAGCCACCTAAACCACCGGTGCCACAAGTTCCAGTTAAACCTTTGAGCGCCAATCTACCGCCAAATAGCAACACGGAAGTTCCATGAGCATATTCAACCCATACGTTTTATTGGGTGTCTTGCTGGCTATTCTTGGTAGTTTTGGAAGTGGGTACTACAAAGGCAAGCGTGACGAGACAACCCGACAACAGTTGGAGATTGCCCGACTGAACGGCGAAGCCAGACAGAAAGAACAGGCTTTGTCTGCTGCTGTTACCACTACCGCAAATTCCTTGAGGATGTCAAATGAGAAAGCAAAATCTATTTCAAAAGAGCGTGATGCTGCTATTGCCTCTGGCAATCTCAAGCTGCGGGTCGCTATCAAAGCCCCCGAGTGCCCCGTATCAGCCGCCGGAGATTCCACCCCTGCCGCCGGAAATAGCGTTCAAGCAACAGCCGAACTTGACCCAGAGGCTGCTCAATCTCTTATCGCCATCACCGATGACGGAGACAAAGCCATCAGGCAACTCAACGCCTGTGTTGACGCCTACAACGAAATCCGACAAACCTTAAGGAGTAAACCATGAACCTCAGCCCTAGCTTCACCCTTGACGAACTGACCCACACAGATCACCGCGAATTTGACAACACACCAAACGATGCGGAGATGGCCAACTTGGTTCGTCTTGCTGAGTTTTTGGAACAAGTAAAAGAAGTTATCGGCGGCAAACCAATCATCGTGAACTCAGCTTTTCGTTGCGCTGAAGTCAATAAAGCAGTAGGATCGTCCGACAAATCACAGCATCGGCGTGGTTGCGCAGCGGACATTCGTGTTCCCGGCATGACCCCTGATGAAGTTGTTTCCGCAATCATGGCATCCGGTTTGCCCTATGATCAGGTTATTCGGGAATTTGACCGCTGGACACATGTCTCAATTCCGAATGAAGAGGGTCATGATCCACGGAATATGGCTTTGATTATTGATAAAGCAGGCACTCGTGCCTACGCATAAGGAGAATTTATGGCAATCAGTTTTGAGCAGTTCATGGAAGCCACAGGCGCAGAAATCTGCGCTGGCAATATCATCATTGGTGTTATGAGTGATCGACGTAAAGTTGGTGAACTTGGTACAGATGGTGTGTTCAGTTTGACGGATGAAGGCAAGGTAATGGCTGAAGAAATTCAGAACAACCCTGTCAAGAAAACCCGTAAGAAGACTGACTCTAGTGTTGATGTAACTGATACTGTGGCTGTTACCGCAGCTGAGTAAATCTAAGGGGCGGTCATGTCTGTAATTAAGTTAGAACAGTTTTCAGGGATCGCCCCCCGTATTGGCCCAACTGAGCTTGGGCCTACGCAGGCACAAACTGCGTCAAATTTAAAGTTGCAGTCGGGCGAAATCCGACCGTGGCGCAAACCAGTTGCTGTATACACGCTTGGGCAGTCTGGTGTAAAAACCATATACCAGCTGGAGAAAACAACAACTGGCGATAAAGCATGGCTTGAGTGGACGAGCGATGTAGACGTTGTCCCAAGCCCTGTGGTGGACACCACTGACTTTCGGATTTATTACACTGATGGTGTTGGCCCCAAAAAGACCAACTGGAATCTGGCCACAACAAGTGGATCAGGTACAAAACCATTTCCAGATGCCTACTACCAGATGGGCGTACCAAACCCTACAGCTGCTCCAACATTGGTGAAGTCGGGCGGCTCAGGTACAGTACATGAAGACCGTGCGTATGTGTATACGTACATCAGCACGTTTGGTTCTGTCCTTGAGGAATCTGGCCCAAGCCCCGCAGCATCAATAGCGATTGTTGAACCCAACGCAACCGTAACAGTCAGTGCTTTTGCCACTGCGCCAACCACAGCAGCTGGATACAATATTACAGCCATTCGGATTTATCGTTCTGTCACTAGCGCAACGTCAGCTGTTTATTTATATGTAGGCCAAGTATCAGTTAACCCAGCTACTGGTGCAGCCGCAGGCTCGTTTGCAGATAATATTCTTGTCTGCCAACCTTGGCGTAGTCCTTCCATCGCTAGCATACTCAACCCCACCAAACAAATTAAAAGGTTTGATTGCCATGCCTAACGGCATCTTGGCTGGGTTTACGGATAACCAAGTATGGTTCTGTGAACCATATCTACCCCACGCATGGCCAGTGGCTTACATGATGACGGTGGGTGCTCCCATTGTTGGACTTGGTGTATTCGGGCAAACCCTAGTAGTCTGTACTACGCAGACCCCATATCTGATCTCTGGTTCTACCCCCGGATCAATGACACAGGAAAAGCTCAGTATTTTTGAGCCATGCGTGTCCAAGAAGTCTATTGCCAGCGACCAGTATGGCGTGTTGTACGCCAGTCCCAACGGTATCGTAGCTATCGCTCCGGGCAGCACAGACGTCATTACCCGTGCGTTGTTTACCCGAGATGAGTGGAGTGCATACCTACCGACTTCTATAGTGGGGGCGATTTACCAGAACATGTACTTGGCGTTCTATGAATCGGGAAACACCAAGGCTGCACTTGTCATTACTCGCGGGGACACACCTCCTCTGGTTACCTTAGCTGTCCCCGGATATGCCATATTCCTTGAGCGAACAACAGCCAACGTATACACCGTTAATTCTTCAGACAATAAGATTTATCAGCTGGATGCAGACCCCGTTAATAATTTGTTCTTTGAGTGGAAGTCAAAGAAGTTTGTCATGCCATCCCCTACTAATTTTGGGGCGCTGAAGCTGCAAGCTGACTGGGTTTACATAGCAGATACGTCTTCATACAACACGTATGTGGCGGCAATTATTGCGGCGAACCAAGCAATTTGGGCAGCGGGAACTCCGTTGGGCGGACGAGTAGATGGGGCGGCTGTCAATACTTTTGCAATTAATGGAAGTATTTTGACTCCTATTCCTAACGCTGCTGACGTACGAAACGTACAAGTTGTTATAAATGCTGATGATGCTCAGATATTTTCTGCTGGTATTACAGATCAAGAACCTGTGCGTATGCCAGCTGCCAACAAAAACTACGTATATGAAATCAAGTTGACTGGCAATGCTCCGATTCGTCAGTTCCGTATGGCTTCCACCATTGGTGAGTTGAAGTTGTCATGAAGAAGCCAGCAATCCCAGCAACGGGGAGCCTACCCCGTGAACTGTCGCAAATTCTTGAACCATTGAAGACCAATGTGGAGTTAATCACTGGCGCACGACCGGGGTCTACTTCTCTGGCTCCTCTGGGGTCAGACGCTGTGTTATCAGACGTCATCACAAAAGTCAACCAAATACTTTCCAGAATCAACCAAAGTGGGTAAGATACAGCCCCATGAAGACAGTTGTTTATGGCCAGAAAGAAAAGATATCAAAATGGGTCTGGGAGCAGCTGGGGGAAGAAGATAGCGGCGGTGAAGCAATTGGTCTTGAACGAGACGGAGAATTGATTGCGGGGGTTGTGTTCAATATGTACACTGGTGCTTCAATCAACATGAATGTTGTTGCGGTTCCCGGAAAAAACTGGTTGAACCGTGAGTTTTTGTTTCGCTCGTTTGCGTATCCGTTCCTTCAACTGAGATGTTACCGAGCCACGGCTCTTGTGAAAGTGGACAACGACGTGTCAACCAAATTTGTAGAAGCTCTTGGGTACAAACGTGAAGGTCTTTTGCGCCGCGCCCATGTTGATGGCTCCGATATGTTTATCTATGGGATGCTGCGTGAAGAATGCAGATGGATTAAGGGGTACGTATGAAGATGCACGATTTTGAGATGTTGCCTGAGTTGGCGTTTAAGCCAACCGCCAAAGGTCGTCTTTCAACTCTGTGGGGTAAAGGCGGCGGTAGTTCTGCTCCAGACGCAGACCCTAATATTGGTATTGCTCAACGCGAGTTATCTAAGTTGGCTACTGAGCAGTGGGCTGAATTTAAAACCAAAATTTACCCTGACTTACAAAAGCAAACTGAAGCTCAAAATGTACGCCTTCAAGGTACTTACGACATTACTCAAGAAGCCGCCAAGAAAAATCTGGCACGGGCAGATGAGTCTTATGCCATGTACAAGGAATCAGGTATTCCTGCCATGGAGAAATTGCGGGATGACGCAAATAAATATAACGAAGAGGCCTATCAAGAACAACTGGCCTCACAAGCCGCAGGCGATATTGGAACAGCAGCGCAAGTTCAACGTGAACAGACGGCCATGCGCCAACGGGCTTATGGTATTGACCCAACATCTGGCGTAGCACAAGCACAAGCTAACTCAAATCAAGTTGCCCAAGCTGCTGCAACCGCTGCTGCGATGAATCAAACACGTGAAGCCGCCAAACAAGTCGGCCTTCAGAAACAAGCTAACGTGTACAACATGTATGCGGGCTTACCTGCTCAGTCTTTGAATCAGACCAACGTTGGTCTGGGCGCTAATAGCCAAGGTGCTGCTGCTGGTCAAAACATGGTGGGTAATGCCGCTGCTGTAAGTGGCGTAAGTAACGCTGCAACACAAACTGCTATGGGTGGCTGGGGTCAAGTTGGTACTCTGGGTGTTCAGAAATATCAAGCCGACGTTGGAGCGTATCAAGCACAACAACAAGCTGAAGCTGGCGGCATGGCTGGGCTGGGTTCATTGGCTGGCCAACTGGGTTCTGTTGCTTTGAAATCGTGGTTAGCATGACCTGTTGTTGCATTGCTTTAAAAGGATAAATCATGGGACTTAGTATTGGCGCTTTAGGTAATTTTGCTGGCGGTGTCGCCAAGGGTATATCTGCGTACCAAGAACAGGCGTTGCGCGAAAAAGAAATGGCGATGCGTGAAGAAACTCTTGGCATGCAGAAGAAAGAGTTTGACTGGAAACAAAAAGAACAAGACCAAAAAGCAGAGTTCAATAATTTGTTGCAACAAGCTTTTGGAATGACTGCGCCTGATAAAGTAGGTGGTACTAATATAAACCCTACAAATTTTGCTGGCGGTTTGTCATATCAAAATGCACAGGCAATACCAACGGATGATGCAGCTATACTCGCCCACGCTAAAACACTTCCCCCAGAAGTTGCAGATCAAATAACTGCAAAAGCTAAAATAGCGGGTGACGCAACATCAGACCCCGCCGAAGCACAACGTCTAAGAACACAAGCTTATAGAAGCTTGGTAGCTGAAAATATGACACCAGCAACAGCGTTGCCAGTAAAGTCACAAACAGATTTAAATACACCTGCTGCGCCGACACCTGATTCTGAAGTAGATCCTCTCAGTAGAGAATCTTTGGCTAACATAAAAAATCAACCAGTTAAAGCATCTGCTGCGGCATCTGCACAAGCAATAGCAACGGATAAAACAGCAGCAGCACCAGCAGCAGCGCCTGCGGAAACTTCAGCAACAGCCGCATTGTCGAACGACCCACACCTTCTTAAAATTCAAAAGTTGAAAGACTTGGCGATGAAGTCAGGGAATTCGTACGCCCTTGATAAAGCCATGGACATGGAGTCCAAATATACACAGACGCTTGCCAACCAACAGACGATAAAAGTTGGCGATCAGACTATGACTCTGAATAGTTACAAAATTCGGCAAGCAGATACAACAGAAAAATTTGACCAGAAGTTCAATGCCGCCATGGATGATGTTCGTAAAACGTCAGCAGCCCGCTTGGATCAAATTTCAGAAGTTGCAAAAAGTAAGGGTATGGAAGGCTTGGTATCTACTTTTGGCCCTGAACTTAAAAAAGCTCTTGGCCATGATGTTCAATTTAAAAATGGGGCCATCGTTGTTTTGGACGATCAGGGTAAACCTATTGGCCAACCAATTACAAATTTAGACCAAGCCAAGGGTGCGTTGCAAGAATTGGCGCAGACAGAATATGCAAACAATTTAAAAAGCAAACTGATGAAAGAAGGTTTGTTCAGGGACGAAAAAGAATTGGTTACATTCTTGCAAAAAGAACAAGAATTGAAAACCCATGGAATTTCTGCAACTGCTCAAACTGCGCAAGCTGCTGCTGCCACAGCTAATGCCGCCACATCTGCTGATGAACTTGCGGCAAAAAAGAAAGCAGGCACCTTTGAAGCAACGGCCAATCAAGCAAACGCTGCGGCTAAGTCTTCTACGGCTCATGCTGCTTTGTATAACAGTATGGCTGCTGTGGCAAAAACAAATGCTGAAGCTGGCACTGTAATTAAACCGTATTTGGAAAAGTATTCCAAGATGACACCAGAACAACAAGCTGGTGCAGAAGGTCAAGCTGTTCTGTTGGAAGCCGCAACTGCTGCGGCCAAGAAAACCGGAGATATAACTGGAATTCTTAACGCGATGAGAAAACCTGATCGCTCCGTAGTAACTACAGAAGAACGGACTGCTGCATACCGCGATCTTGAAAATGCAGTTACTCCAGAACAAATTGAAGCCGTCAAAGAAAAATGGCCAAACGTGTTTGGGGAAGACCCCATGGTCACAGCTTTTAAGAAAGCTAAAGGCGACGACAAGACTGATAAAACAGACGCAGGAAAAAATAAGTCAGCCATTCCTGTAGATAGCGTAGAAGCTGGGTCTTTTGGCGGCGGCGGCACGTACGTGGGTAATCCAGACAAAGAAGCCGTGGCAAAACAAGCAAAGTTCAAAGCTGCTATGGATGCGGAAACAGCAAGAATTAAAGCAGCACGTGAAGCGAAACAGGCTAAACCCAAAGCAATCCCCCAATAAGGATAAGTAATGCCATCGATTAACCAGTTTCGTGCTTTGATCCCCGGTGGGGACAAGATGTCTGATTACGACATTGTCCAAGAAGTCTCAAAGACTTTGGGTTGGGACGAAAAAGATGTTGCCACTAAGCTGCGTTTTGGGGCTTCTAACAGCGGTATCACAGGACAACAAGCATCTGCGTCTGTTGATCGCTATCAAGCTGGGTTATATGGTGTAGCTGAAGAAGTTGCTGGCATGGCTGGTGCTGAAGATACTAGCAAATTTCTTGGCAAACAGCGTTCTGAAAATGAACTACGTGCTGATATATCTGCGCAAAAAGCCAGAAAACTGGGCGCTATTGATACATTTGCGGATGTTCAAGGTGTAGGGGATTTTGGTAGCTACGCAAAAGGTTTAGCCATTCAGTCTGCCCCATACCTTGCTGAAGCCTTGGTTGGTGGTATTGGTGGTCGAATGGCAATGAGTGGTACTCGCGCAGCCTTAGCTGCTGCTGAAGCTTCTGGTGATGTGGCTGCTGCTGTACGTGCAAAACGTGCGTTGTCCCTTGGTTCTGATGCTGGTGTAGTCGCTGCGTCTTATCCATCCTCTGTGGGTGATGTGCTGTCCAATCAACGTGAACAATCAGGCACGACTGATGCAGCTTCTGCATTTGCACTAGGTATTCCATACGCTGCGTTAAACGTAGTCGGTCTTGAGGGTGCTTTAGGACGTGGCCAGCTGTTTAAGAACCCTATTAACTTGCTTGACAATGTGTCGGGAGTCAAAGGTGCATTGGCACGAACTGCTGCTACTGGAACAACAGCGGCTGTCAAAGAAGGCGCTCAAGAGACATCACAAGAATTTGTAAACCAAGCGGGCCGCATGGCGGTCGACCCCACAGAACAGTTCTTCAGCGAGAAATCCAACGAGCGGTTCAAAGAATCGTTTATTGGCGGAGCCACCCTTGGCGGGCTTATCGGTGGTGGTGCAGGTGGTTGGAGACGCAGCGAAAGTTTTGTCCCCGGAGCGAATACAGCTGCCAACCCACAGACTGGTCAAACAGCTACCAACGAGATTCAACAGGCGTTCCAGCAGAACCCGACAATTACTCCAGTGGGTACAACCCCCGGATTTGACATGGCTGCTCAGATGAGCGGTACTGCTGGTAGGGTTGATCCGCTGACAGGCCGTTCTTCTTTAGTTGGTACTCAAGCAGGTACAACTCCTGAGTTTGATATGGCTGCTCAGATGGGCGGCACTGCTGACAGAGTTAATCCACTGGCTGGTCGTTCTTCACTGGTCGATCAAACCGCTGCACCTATCACGGCTCCAGCTGTAACAGGCGGAACTACAGATATTGCTCAAGCGCAAGCGGCTGCTCAACAGCAGAACCAGCAAGTAGATCAAGCTCAGAAAGAACAGGCCGCACGGGAAGACGCTTTCTCCAAGATCGGGGCTGTCTACAACCCAGAAGGTCAAGGGTCTCTACAGATTTTTGGTCAGACAATCCTTGGCCCTCAGGTCAACACTTTTGGTACGGCGTTGGCTTCTAAGGTGGCTGCATTACCTGACCATGCTCATGAAATTACCAATGCTATCGCTCAAGCAAACACTGCGTTGGCAACCAAGGAAAAGCCTAGCCCGCTGGTGAGCTTCACATATAACGGCAACAACCCAGTTGGTTCCGCTGACAAGGCCATGCAAGCCTTGGCCAAGACAACAGACAAATTCCAGATTGGCCATGTTGACTCTGTGCAGATGGCTGCGGACAACTTAAACACACTTTCAGTCACAGCCAAGGGTAATCAACTTGAGCAAATCAACGCCATCCATGAAGCCTTGACTGGCAGGGACACAGATGGTTATATTGCATCGCAACAAACCAAAGGAGCTAAAAATGGACAAAAATTGCAAACAACTTCCGGGCTGGGAACAGTACCAATCCAAAGCGGAACAGGAGAAGGTAGCGGGGCAAACGCTGGGGATGTACGACCCAGCGGAGTTCAATCCCTCCTCACAGGAAGTCAGCCTCAAGGACAGACTGGCCAGCAAGTTGGACAGCCATCAGGAGAAGGAATACGGACTGGCACCAGTGTCGCCACCGACCTTTCTGGTAGTCAGCAGCCGGGGCAAGTAAATGAACAAGCCACAAGTGGGTTGGGTGAAGGGCAAGTACCCAATCAACCTCAACAAACCGCCACAGGCGCTGTGGGTGAGCAAGCTGTTCAAAACGGCCCAAGAGTCTACAGCCCAACCATCGGATACTACGCCTCAGACCTCTCCCACATCTCAAGCGAACGCCGCATAGAGATTATTCGTGAGTTGTTTGGAAAGATACTGGCTTCCGTAAAGGGTGCTACTGCTGAAACTCGCACTGAGATTTTGCGGTTGTCTTTGCTGGAACAGTTTAAAGAAAAAGACATTGCTGATTTGGTAGGCATGTCAGAAGCTGCTGTTCAAAAACAACTTGAGCGTATGGGCATCAAGATGGACAGAACCATTGGCCAATACGTCGTGGCTGATCCTGATATTGCCACAAAGATGGTGACAGAAGCTGCCAACTTCCGTTCTGCGGAATTCCCTGATGGTATTGGTGAAGGTGAGTTGGCTGGGTTGTACGCCACTCGTTCAGAGTATGAGACCAACAAATCTCAAACACTGGCTGAAGAACTTGAAGCTGGTGAGCAAGAAGGCGACCGCAGCAAATTATTGGCCGAGGAGATGAATCGTGGTGAAGGCGGCGAAGACCGCACTATGGGCACCATTGCAAAAGCGGGCGGAAGCCAAGGGGCTGTTGACTCTGAAGGTAAAGTCATACTAAACCGTATTGACAAACTACAAGCCAAAGTAAATGCTAATCCAGCTGACGCAAAAGCTGCGGCAGACTTAGCCAAGGCTTGGAATACTTATTCTGCGTTGCAAAAAGAAAGAGCCGCCAAGGGGGAAAAGAATGTTGCCTATGAAGAAGAGGAAGAAGTTGATTTAACAGGTGAAACCACAAAAGTAGAAGCAGAAGCAAAACCAGAAGTTGATGTTGCTGAGCAAACAAAGCGAGATAAGCTGGTTGCTGAAGCTCGTACAAAACGCAAAGCTGACCGCAAAGGATTAGAGGTTGGAAACACTGTAGTTAATCCCAAACTGGGAACTGGTGTTATTGAAAGTTTTTCTGGTGATGGCGCAGAAACTACTGTTACTGTGAAATTCCAAAATGGCCTTACAAAAACTTTATCTGTAGCATCAGCAAAATTGGAGAAAACAAATGCCGTTCAAGTCGAAAGCACAGATGAAGGAAATGTTCGCAAACCAGCCAGAGGTGGCAAAACGGTGGGCGAAGGAAACGCCAAACCCGAAAAACCTGCCAGAAAAGCTAAGCAAGCCAAAGTCGAAGCCCCCGTTGAAAAACAAGTTGAAGAAATAAAAACTCCAGAGGAGCAGTGGAATGAACTCCGTACTCTCGCGCCTGAACTTCCTGCTTACGCAGACCTTAACAAAGACCAAAGAATTCGTTTCGACGACTTGGCAAACCGTGGTAAAGCCAACCTTGCAGCTGTTGTCAACCAAATTGTCACGGCTCCTGCCACCGAAATCGTCACAGAAAAGCGACAAACAATAAGTGATGTTGTTGCTGAAGAAAAGCCAACCGAAACTAAAGCTGAAGACCAACCTAAGTTTGGCAAAAGCACCGCACCTACAAAACCATATACAGCCCAGTCACTGATTGCTGAACTCAAAGCATTTATGCGTGTCGATAGTCTTGGCCGCAATGTGATCATCGTTGACGACGTTGCCGAGCTTGAAGACTTGCGTGACCAAGCTATTGGATGGTCAAACGATAAAGCCTTTGGTTGGACACGGAGTGGTAAGGCTATTCTGATTGCAAGCCGTATCCAAGAAGGTCAGGGCCGTGCCAAGTTCATGCACGAAGTGGGCAGCCACCTTGGACTTGACCGGATGCTTGCAGAAAAAGACATTGTTTCTTTGGCTAGTCAGATCAGTAAGTGGGCTGATCTCAACAATAACCCCAAAGAGTCAGTGCTGGCACGCAAAGCCATTGAACGTGTAGGCAATGCCAATGTAGAAGATGAAGACGTAATGTCTGAATTAATTGCGTACTTTGTCGAAGAAGCCATGCAGTCAGGCGTTGACCCAAGTGCTGCTGCCAAGATGACTGGAGCTTTTGGCAACTGGTTCCGTACTTTGTGGGCAGCGTTCAAAGTAGCCATT